ATTGCACCTTCAAGGTCATCTGCGTTTGTGGCTCTACCATCATAACCTTTTGCAACAAAACCAGACTTATCAGTAAAAATAAATTCTCCATTTGGATTTCTACCAAACACCACAGCAGGAGAACCGTCCCATTTGATTGTTAATGCTTTGGATGTTCCTGTTAATGCTTGAAGTTGTTGAATGGCTCTTGATGCACCATTTGAACCTTCCCAGAAAATTAAATCTTCTGCGTGTTGTATTCTAGCAGATTCAATTAGGCTCAGTCTTTTGTTGTCTATGTCTTTAAATTCTACAAGTCTCATATTCTAATCTTGTTTAATAAATTTCTAAACCATTTAATAGGTCCAGCACTCTCAGGCAATGACTTGCCTATCTTTGCAAATGAATCTCTTACATCAGCAACCAATTGATCATAATCAGATCTTGCTTTAATTTTTGCGTGTATGGTTTCCACACTGTTCAAATCGTTTGCTGTTGCACCTTTGCCCAGTATTAATTCTGCTATCTTGTTTGGATCTTTTGTGATAGGTTCATTTGTTTCTCTGTTTAAAAGTCCTGCTTTGTGACTCCATTTGTAACCTTGTGGTTTTGATATACTGGCAATCATCACGTGTCTGTCTGATCCTTTGTATTCACTGCCTACCTCACCACCACGTAAACTCCATTTCATCCAATCAGGATCACCAAACATTAAATCAGTTTGCACATATCCATTTTTTGCACTGCCTCTGATAGGAGTTTTGAAGTGTACACTGACTCCGCTTTTTCTTACCCATTGCTTAGGATCTTGTTTGTTCTGGATTGCCCAACGACTCAACACATCTACCAATTGGTCTTTGCTTAATTTTGCCTGATCAACTGCAACATCTATATCACCTGATGTTGGTGCAAGTCCTGTTGTGCCAAGAGTGTTTGCTTTGAGTTCTAAACCAGTCACTTTCTCCAACCAGTCTAGTGTGGGAGCCACGTCTGCTTTGTTGATTCGAGTAGTTGCTATTTGACCATTAGGATCTTTGAATACATTACCGCCTTCATTCAGTATCATCTTGCTTTCCTTCGATAATTTTCTTGATCCCAACTCTGAATTTTTTTGGATCACCATTTTTAATAGAGTTAATAAAACGTCTTTCAAGTTCCTGTGCTTGTTCAGGTGGATAGTTTTCCTTGATCGTTTGCATGATATTCACAGCACTTTCGATGATATTACTGCCAGTTGTTTCAATAAAGGCTTCTGTGTCTTGAACACGTCCTATATTTCTCAACTCGTCTAAGATACTTCTTGTGCGTTTTTTCATATTTTAACCCTATTTTGTGTATTTACCGTAAGCAGATGAATTATAAAGTAGGATTTCATTGATTCAATTAGCATAACATCTACCAAATCGAATGTCAATATGCTATTTTGATGATAGGTTTGCTGTGAAATGGAGTGTTTAATACATATTTGGGTTACAGACTGCTGACATCCTCACGAACAGTTCATCGTAATCAAATACTACTCCGTGTACTTCTAAAAGGTATTTCTTTTGTAATTCATAGACCTCTAACTCGGTTGCTCGCCAACATTCAAATTTTTCACCAACAACTTCGTTCATATCTTGCACATAGTGAAGAAGTTCATGTAGTAGAATGCCTTTGTCAAATGCATTGTGTATATCAAAGTTTTCATTCAAATAGATGGTGTCGCTCTTTGGATCGTAAAATGCGTGTAGTTTACCACTGCCTGAGTTACCCTCACCATAGAACATGGTGTTCATTTCTATCTGTGGCATCTGTATAATGTTAGGGTGAGGCACCTTTACATTGTAGTCTGTTTCTGCGCCGATCCATAATAATAAAAAAGCAATTAAGGTCTTCATAGTAGTATTTAATTTAAATTGGTTGTCCCTTCTGAGGCATCACACTAGGGTCTGCTTCTACGCAATAAACCTCACCGTGACTGTCAGGATAGTTGGTCATGAACCATTCCTTTGCATTGTGACTTTCTGCTAGACATTCTTCCTGAGTGTCGAACCAACCAGTGAGTTGGCTACAATCGAACCCGATACAGACTGTGATAATCATTAACCATTTCATAATAGTACTTAAATCCTTTTGTGTGTATGTTCAGTACTATTATTACTGACTTGACAACATACCAGGTTTGTGATAAACACAACCCAGAATGTATTGAGGTAGGTACATCAACCACGCATGGCTTCTAATTGTTAATACGTTGTGAGTTGATGTTTTCATATAAAGTTATTTATCAAGTGATTATAATATATTAAATGTTCCTAGTATCATACAAACTAGTACATAAACTAGGTAACCTAATAATAGGTAGCCAACTATTTTTTCGGGCCAACTAAACATAAATTAATGAATTGTTTTGTTTTGGTTTATAATCTGCTGTTTAACTTGTTCAATATGGGCAAGTTCTTGATTGATTCTGTTTTGAAAATATTCTATGCAGATTTCATTCTTCCATCTTTGTCTTTGATCCTTGGGGTCTTTGGATTGTTCAAGATGTTCGTTTTGTTTTTTTAGAAAGTCTACTTCTTCCTTGTAGAGATCCACAAGGTTTATCTCCTCCATCGGAAAGTCGTCGTCGAATGGTTGGTGCATAACATTAATATTTATGCTAGATTTGTTCATTAGGTGGTAGTGTGGCTGTTTTGTTTGCTATTGCTAATTGGGTCACATTGTCATAACCAAACTGCCCAAAAGCAAATAGGTTAAATGCAACACAGTATCTATCGTTGTCGCTTTCGCTTGGAAATACTGAATGCCAAAGTGTGCTAGGAAATAAAAGCAACATATTATTCTGTGGACGCACTGCCCAACCTTCTACATTGAAATAGTTGTAGTTCTTATTGTTGAAAGGCACATTCACAGTTGGTGTGAAAAGATTGTAATGATTTTTATCTTTGTGAAATAAGACATCGCCACTCTTGTCATCTGTTTGCAGATACAAAATACCACTCAGCATACTGTTGGCGTGATTGTGTGGACCGCTTTCATCACCCTTGATGTGTTTGCTACTCCAACTGTTGGTCATTTCAAATTTTGCTTCTTGGCTGACATCTAACACATCATGAATAAAATGTTGTGCGTGTGTCATTATTAAAGACTTTAAATTTTTTAATTTCGGTGAGTCTAATAAAAATTTGTTAGTGCTACCATATCCATTGTCAGCAGGATATCTTTTGTACTCTGTGCTTTTCACAAAGTCAATAGAGTCTTGGTCAATAGTTTGTATCATTGATTGATATAATGGAATACCAAACAATGGAGTCACTTGAAATTTATCAGTCATGAGTTTATTGTACTACGACTACCAAAATAAGTCAACTATTTTAACCAGCCGATTTTCTTGCCTTCTTTGATCCTTCGAGAATGTTCTTCAACTGTGCTAGGAAAACGCCATGCCCATACAGCCACCAGTGCCATAAACACACCTGACCATAACACTGCTTTCATATTGCCTGTGAAATACCAAGTGAATGCCAAGGTAGTGGACATCACAAATACCATTGCGTATTTGCCCTTTTGCGGAAACACTTTCTTCTGTGTCCAGTTTGTTAGGAATTTGCCAAACCATGGATGGTTGTATAACCAACGTTCCATCTTCTTGTTTGACTTTGCAAAACAATAAGCAGAGAACACAAGGAAAATACTGAATGGTATTCCTGGTGTAATGAAGCCTATGTATGCTATGGCTAAACTTATGAATCCTAAAGCCATAAAAATATATTTCTTAATCATGATATACCTCTGTTAATTTATCTGTTAGATCACTTATCATTGCGTCAGTGTGCATAGGTGTAGGAGCAAATCTCAGTCTCTCTGTGCCCTTTGCCACTGTTGGATAATTGATCGGTTGTACGTAGATGTCATGATCAAATAATAATGTGTCACTGATCTTCTTGCACTTGATAGGATCTCTGACCATAACTGGAACCAAATGTGTTTCATTAGGATACACTTCAATATCGTTTTCTTTTAATAATGTTTTCAATTCCATTGCTTTTTCTTGATGTTGATTTCTTAAATCTCTTCCACCATCATCTTTTAGATACTTAACACTTGCCAATGCTCCTGCACAAATAACTGGCGGAATGCTGGTTGTGAATATAAAGCCGGGCGATATACTTCTTATAGCATCTACAATTTCTTTGTCGCCTGCAATATATCCGCCATGCAATCCAACTGCTTTACTGAAACTGCCACTAACAATATCAACTCTGTCTTGCAAACCAATTTTCTCTAACCAACCTGCTCCTGTGTGTCCGTAAAGTCCAACTGCATGAACTTCATCAATGTAAGTGATTGCTTTGTATTTGTCTGCTAAATCTAAAATTTCTTTTATAGTTGCTACATCACCTTCCATGCTGTACACAGATTCAAATATCAAACAAGGTGTGCCTTTAACTGCTTTTAATTTTTCTTCTAGGTCTTCCATATTATTGTGTTTGAACAGATGCTTGGGTGCTTTACTTTTTAATATGCCTTGCACCAAGGACGCATGATTGTTATCATCACTTACGAATTCTATGTCATCAATAATTTTTGTTAATGATATTAAGGTCCACTCATTGGCAACAAATGCCGATGTGTGTATGAGTGCTGATTCTTTTTTGTGCCATCTTGCAACTTCAGATTCCAATGCCACGTGATAGTGTGTTGTACCAGATATATTTCTAGTTCCACCTGATCCAGCACCCGACTTGTCAAGAGCAGTGTGCATGGCATCAAGGACAACTTTGTGTTGAGCCATACCTAAATAATCGTTGGCACACCAGTTGATAACATTTTTAATTCCGTATTTGCTGTACCATATGGTTCTAGGAAAGTTGCCTGCTTCACGAAGCACATCGTTGAACACACGATAGTTGCCTGCTTCTTTCAAGGCATCAGTAATTTTTACAAAAGGATCTTTGGATATCATACTTGTATTTATTATATGCGTAGTTAATTTAGATGTATTTGTCTATGATTTGTTTGCTACAGATTTGAACTGCCTTCTCGTAGATTAAGTTGGTAGGTGTGTTCAATGCCAACTCATCAGATGGTTCTGCTGTCATCCAACACTTGCTATTAATTTCTCCTTCTAATTGTCCTGGAGACCAAAGGCTCAAACCACTAAACACTCTCCATTGCTTTGGTTGATCCTGTTCATGTATCTTTTTCAACATCTGTGCATCACTTGTCAAACTGATTCCGTATTCAAGTGGTAAAGTGTTTTTACAACTCCATTCATTTGTGTGAAGCATTAATATATTGCCTTGATTGACTGGACCTCCTGAATAAACTAAATCAGAAATATTAATAGTCTTGAAACCTTTTACTTGAAATATCTTTTGTAATTTTGTTCTGGTAGGTTTGTTAAGTATGATTCCTGCCACGTGTTGTGGAGATTCTTCATACAGATAGACAACACTCCTATCAAAAGCACTGTCGGCTCTCATTTTAGGAGTACTCACAAGAATTTTATTTGTCCATTTGTTTTCTAT